TTTCTTAATCTTGATAAAATCCATAACCTGTGGATGATGTACTGAGATAGAAAGCATCAGTGCACCTCGGCGTCCACCCTGAGCAACCTCTCTACAGGAGTTGGAAAAGCGATCCATAAAGACTTCGATGCCATCGGTGGTTCTGGCAGCGTTTTCACAGGTTTGTCCTCGAGGACGAATGTTAGAAATATCGAAGCCAACTCCTCCACGGCGCTTCATGATCTGGACTTGCTGCTGGTCTGTGTGGAGAATACCGCCATAAGAGTCGTGTGGAGATTCAATGACAAAGCAATTGGAAATGGATTGAATCTGGTAGTTGTTGCCGATACCAGACATTGGAGATCCTTGAGGAACTATGTACTTAAAGTCCTTAAATAGAGAATAGATCTGTTCTTCACTCATTGGATTGTCGTACTTACTTTCTACCCTAGCGAACTCCTTTGCAAGTCGACGATGCATATCATCCGGATTCTGTTCAAAATAATTTCCTTTAAGATCCTTAAGTGCGTACTTGCCAACAAAAACCCCAGCAGCTAGTTCGTCGCCGTTGAAGTAGTCGAGTGATGATTGATAGACTTCGTCATAAGTGTACTTGTTCATTGCAGCATATCCTTTTTCTCACGCTTGAAATCATTCCAAGCTTGTTTCAACTTTTGTTTCGGTGCCAATTCCTGAGCTTCATCTTCGGTAAGGGCTGTGAACGTCGACATCGAAGTATCGATGCGAATGGGAAAGATCAGGCCATCTCGGCCAGCTCTGTTCTTTGCTACAAAAAGTCTTGCGAGACCAGATGATTTTTCCTCTGGCTTTCTAGCTAGAGTGATAACACAATCTGCAACCATTGCCTTTCCATAGGCTTCTGACATATTTTCTAACCCTACAACGTCTGCGCCAGAACCTGCTCGGTTTGACTGGGAAGCAGTCCATATTGGGAGATTGAAGTCTTGAGAAAGTTGTCGCAACTCTTCGTAAACCAACATAAGCTCGTGACGAATAGAATCATAAGACTTCGAACTCTTCATAATGTCTGCATAGTCGATAACTATCATCGAAGGAATAAAACCTCTTAGCTTAAGCTTCTCGATATGGTTCCGAATCATGTTGACTGAGCAAGACCTGGTAGGGTATTCTTTGATTATAAGTCGACCAAGGTCTTCGTTATTTTTATAAAATTCTTCGATTTTATCTCTATTTTCCCGAATGGAGTTAGAGTTTACGCCTACTAAGTTTGCATCATATCTTTTTCCTACGGCTGTTTCAGAAAGTTCGAATGTATAGTGGACAACATTCTTTCCACGGCGCATTGCCTCTGCTCCCATAGCAACAAGCCAATGAGACTTACCAACACCAGTTGGGGCAACCACAACGCCTAATTCTTTTCGTCCTAAGCCACCATCCATGATTTCTTTTGTATCCAAGCACTCGAGGCCGGTCGGACATGTAATTCTTACAATCTCCTGAAAGCGTGCTTCCATGTCTTCGAAGAAATCATGGCCGACGCTGTGTGGCATGCCGACTGATACGGCCTGCTTCATGAGGTCAATGACAGAATCGAACTTATCATCTGTCACCAGATCAACAGCCTTCTCCAGAGCTTCCTTAAAGGCCTGCCGCTTACAAAAGTCTAGCGTGCGATCCTTAACATACTTAAGGTCTCCGGGATGAGGGTTAGCTCGGACACGGTGCAGAAAGTCAACGATCTGTTCTCTTAGAAGCCCGTCAGCTCCAAGGCCAGTTAGCTCTTCTCTAATAATTGTAATTAGAAGCTGCATTGTTGGAAAGCAACTATACTTTTCAAAATAAGCAAAGTACCGATCTGTTAGATACTGAATATACTTTAAGTCAAAGAAATGGGGCTTCATTACCTCTGACATTTGCTTGGCCCAATCTTGATCAGTAATCAGGCCCTGGAAAATCTTTTCCTGGAAGGCCTTTCCATACTGACTAAAATGAGACGGACCAGCTTCCTGTAGTTCGAAAACTGCACTGGCGTTCATTGTTACCTCTTGTTCGCTGTGATTGTATTTAGAAAGAATTTATGTGGATCGAATGAGGTTGGCATGTTGATTCCTTCTTCGATCAGATTTCTAATCATGCCTATCTTATCTGCTTTTCGTGGTTTGTATTGAGCCTTTTCCTTAATTTTGATCACTTGATCTGCTGAAAGGTTTGAAATGTCCAAGTACATAAGCTTCCAATTCCTCTTAATTATAGACTCTGATTCCAGAATATTCTTGTGTAGCTTGATTCTCTTTTTCTCTGGAACTTCGCGACACAGATTAATTATGTCGTCGCAAGATACGAAGTCGTCATTTCTTAGAGTTGGAAACCTTTTTGCTAGAGATCTCAATCCCACGCCCTTCACGCCATCGATATTATCTGAACTATCTCCGACAAAACATCTAGCAGTTGCAAAATTTGGACAGCTGATGCCGTGTTCTTCAAGGACGTCCATGTGTGTAATAATCTTCTTCTTTGTCGGAGAATACATGGAGACATTTTCCCTAAGAAGCTGATAAAAGTCCTTGTCTGAAGATGCAATGATAATTTGTTCGTCAAGAATATTCTTAGCCAGATAACCAATAACATCGTCTGCTTCGCAGTCTGAAACATACATCTGCTCTACAACGGTATGAGCCAAAAGCTTTGTCGTTGCTGCAACCTGATAGTTGAAATTCTCCTTGGTATCTGGGATGTCTTCATAGATATCAGACCTATTAAGGCGTACGGGCTTTCGGTTAGCCTTGTACTCCTTTAGAAGCGCGCGGCGGCGGGGTGAGCCTCCCCCTTCCCAAACAACAATAATTCTATCAGGCGAGAACTTCCTAGCGTACGAACCTAGAGACTTTAGGAATCCAAGTGTTCCACCTACGTGATGCCCATGTTCGCTCATGCTAGGTACGACCACGTAAGAACGAACAAAAATGTTCATGGCATCAATAATCAAAGTTGTCATGTTTACTCCGGGTTAACAAAATCATCATCAGCAATATCAAGGGCAACCTGTCTTACTTCCTCATAGGATTCTGTATCAAGGTTGGCGGCCTGAGAGTTGCCCATTACGTCTGCGTATGCTGCATTAAAAACTGCATCAACGTACTTAGAATACTCGGGATCAGAAGCCACTTCTCCAAACTCAGTCTTGTAGAACTTCTTTTCTAAAATAGACTTTCCAGAGCTTGTTTGAACAGTGAGGGTTTTCCAAGCACCCGTGCCTTCAATAGAAACAAGTTTTTCATCATAGCTAACGGGGCCTTGCTCCTTACAGAATCGACGAAGAACGTCAAAGCTTTGCTCATGTTCAAAGATACCCTTGCCAAAGTGAATCTCAAAATTACACGTCCGAAACGGAGGAGCTACCTTGTTCTTGATTGTCTTTGCGGAAACATTAATGCCGACAATATTCCCCTTCTTGTCTTTGATTTGTTGTCCAGCACCCAGCTTGATTCGTACAGATGAGTGAAAAGGGATTGCCTTACCTCCGGGTGTAGTAGTAGGATCTCCATACATAACTCCAACTTTTGTTCTAATTTGATTGAGACAGATAAATAATACTTTTTCGTTTGCGATAACGCCGGTGATCTTTCGCATACCCTTTGAGATCACACGAGCATTGAGACCGATAGACTCCTTGTCATAATCACCAACAAGTTCGGCCTTTGGAGAGGTGGCAGCAACGGAGTCCCAGATGATCGTAATGGGAACATCCTTCTGAAGAGCCTTTGCCCGAAGGATAGTCTTTTCAGCAATTGAAAGGACCTCTTCAGTGCAGTGAGTATCAACATAAACGAAGCGGCGTTGGATGTCAACGCCTAACGCCGCCAGGTTGTCCACAGACGTTGCGTTCTCGGTATCGATGTATACGACAATGCCTCCCATTTCCTGGGTGTTCTTGGCAATCTGAATAGCAATATGAGATTTACCAATTGATGGCGGTCCAAAGATTTCTACGATTCGACCTTCAGGTAGTCCACCGTTCGGTTTCCCAGCTACCATGTAATCAAGCTGTCTTGAACCAGTCTTAATCCAACGGTTTACGTGGGTAGGACTGTCGTCATAAGCAAGATTGTATGCAATCCTGTTTCCGTGCTCCTTATTCAGGGACTTAATGAGGTCTGACGTAAAATCGCCAGCAGTGTTTTTCTTAGCCATAAATTAACTCCTTCAGTTGTATTAATTTAATTCGTCGGTGGTCATTGTACAAAGATTTTGGAATAAAAAAGGGAGCCGAAGCCGGCTCCCTTAGTGAGAAATATTCCTCTAATCAAGGCTTAAAGATCGAAATCTTCAAGGTCTGCAAAAGCGTCATCGATCTTGTTGAAGGTCTTGCCACTATCGGTAGTCTTTGCCTTCGTCTCGGTACGATGCTCTACTTCTTCCTGCTCTTCGGTACCATCGTTGAGCCAGTTGTTGATGATGTTCTCCAACTTTTCGTAAGACTCAAGCTGGAAGAAGTCGTCAAGGTTTGGAAGGTTTGCCGTCCAATTCTTAACGTCATCTGCAGTTCCAAGCGGGGTTGACTTCGGACGAGGCCGAACATCAGTGGTTGCCCACTTCATCCCAGGAGCCTTTGTACACATGACCTTAATGTCATGACCTTCCTTAATGTCAGTGATGTCTCCATAGTCAGGATCCAACATAACGTTCAGAAGGCTTTGATATACGGTCTTGCCAAATGCCCAGAGACGAACACCTTCGCTTTCTTCTCCGCGTACAATTACTGCAGCATAGCTACGCATCTTTGGATAGAGCTTCTTAGCCAACTCGTAAGACTCCTTCGATCCTTCATCACGAAGCTTAGTGATAAGTTCCTGAATAGGATCTGGCTTTCCAAACTGATATGGTGCTAGCAGCCCAGGGTTGTTACCAATGTTGTAGTAGAAGTAACGCTCTTGAAATGGGTTTCCATCGTTATCTGGGAAGGCAATGATTCGTACATTGTACTCCTCACCTTCCTTGGGTCGCCAAGAGCGCATGCGCTTAGAGTTGTTTCCAGACAGCTGCCCGAGCTTCTTGCGTAGTGCGTTAAAGTCAATAGCCATGATTAAATCTCCTTTAAATGTTTAAATGTTTATTACTATGTTGACTGCCAACTTGCGTTGACATAATAATATACAGGAGCTTAATCGGATGTACAGACTTATTTGTTGTTTTTTGTTTTGTACGGATTATAAGCAGGTTTTTCCGGATCATAGGTTAAAGGCATTGCGGGACCAAGGCCGGCACCCATGCCGCCTACCGTGCTTGCTTCATCTTGATCCTCTTCTTCCTCATCCTCTTCTTCCTCAGCCTCTGCATCTTCTTCCACGTCATACTGCGGCTGAGGTTCATCTCTATGCCTTTCGGAGGAAGAGTCTGGCTCACCCAATACTTCTTTGGCCTTTTCTTCAATTAGGATCTGCCTGATAACCATTCTAAGTTCTTTTAAGTTCATTCTATTCTCCCCAACTCTGAGATTTTCCAACATACGCAACTAGGCCGTCCTGTCCTAGAACCTGCTCGATTCTTAGTCTTTTAATAATTCTAGAATCCAGAGTACTTAGGTAACCTGCATTTCTAGCACCCATAATAACAGCCCTAATAAATCCAAAAGATCTTTTTCCGCCTTTGTCGTCGTCTTTCCATATAGATTTAAGTGGAATGAAAACGCCTGGCTTTCCAGAATTAGATTTTACAATAGAAGGGCTGGTCATAAAAACCGACATTTC